AATGCACTCAAAGTAACTGAGTGGCCAATGATGAAACTTAGAGCAAGAAGAGACAAACTTCTTGAGCAATGTGATTGGATGGCGAATTCTGATGTAACAATGAGTGACGCATGGAGAACATATCGTCAAGCATTAAGAGATTTACCTGCTAATTCTCCTTCAGCAAGTATTAACACAGTAACTGGAAGATTAGAAAACGTAACTTGGCCAACTAAACCTTCTTAATTTAATTAAATTTTATTATGCAACTTGATGTGATCGAGGATTTTTTAAGTCCTCAAGATTTCAATAACCTTCAACGTCTATTAGTAGATAGACAATTTCCTTGGTACTTATCCCAAGTAGTTCCAAATGCACCTGTATTGAACAATGTTCAACTGGTGCATTTTTTCTATTCTGATGGGTTACCTCAATCTCCCTTATACAATAAGTTAGAACCAGTCATCAATAAGATTAAAGAGAAAACTAAATTTGCATTACTTGTAAGAGCAAAAGCAAATTTAATTACAAGAACAGAAACTATATTAGAACATGGGTATCACATTGATATAAATGATGCTCCCCCAAATTTAAAGACATCTATATTATATCTCAACACAAGTAACGGATATACCAAATTCAAAGATGGTTCGGTTGTTACGTCAGAGTGCAATAGATTTGTAACCTTTGATGGGTCAACCGAACATACAGGAACAACATGTACTGATGAACCGATCAGGATAGTGCTTAACCTCAACTACATAACCAATTAGACTGCTGGCACAGTCCTATGGACAGTCAAGCATTTCTATGGTATGATTTAGAGGTAGTTAATGGCAATCCAAATCATGCCTCAGTTCACATTGACTTGTACAGATGAAGATAACACTGTCACAAGTAAGGAGTTTGAAGCTTCGATCATTCACGAAGTTGTTGAAAAGACTCAAGATTTTCTTCATGGCGTAGGTTACGTTTTTGAAGAATTGCAAGTAAAAGAAACGATTGATGATGATTCTGACATCATTCCTTTCAATCGTTGATACATATTACAAGTAGTTTATCTAATTTACTATCATACAAATGGGTAAGACTTTTCGCAGAGGTGGGTCGGAAAGAGGTAATTACTCTTTCGGCAAATCTATTCGAGACAAACGTCAACATAATGGCGGTATTCACAGAGTTCCAAAGGGAGACTATTTCTATGAAAAAGAAAACAGAGGAAGAGACAAACAAAGGAGTCAAGGAGAAGATCGAGTATGAAGATGATGGTTTAGATTATGAAGATCTATACTATGATGATAGTTCTGATGTTGACTATGGATTAGAATACACAACCACATAGACAAATGAAAGATCAAGGTTCGGTTGGACACAATGAGTCTCCTACTGTCAAATATCAAAGGGCATTAGACCTTTTTACGGAATCGGTTATGAAACCTGACCACGATTTGCGTGGTTGTGCTTATAATCAGGATTGTTTCAATGAACTCATGGAGATCAGGGAACACGTTTTGAATTATCTTTCAACATTGAAATCAACACAAAACTTTGAAAATCCTGATGAGTCCGATATAATTGAGAGTGAAAAGTTGCAACAAACAGCACCCCTATCCAAATGGAGATAATGTCAGTAATCCGATCTGCTATTCTATCACAAGAACAAAAAGAAGTTTTAAAGGACTCTATACTATCGTATGTAACTACCTTACAAAAACGATTCTATAAAGATTCTTTAATCACAGAAGAAATCTACCACGAAAAGATGCAACAAATTCAAGACATAGTAAACGTCTTGCATCTAAATGAGTTGTATAAATTCTGATGTGACACTTTTTAAAGTGTATCAGCGAGATTGACTCTTGCTGATTTTTGCTGTACTATGAATGTATTATGAAACTAAGACCAATGGAAATTAACAAAGATATTGAACTTGTTGCAGATGCACTACAGGAGCAACTACCTTCTATTGTAGATGAGTGGAATACTGTATCACTTCCATTAATGGAGAAACTATACAGAAAGTCATTCAAAGATATTTTCAAGGACAGACAGACACAGGAGAAAACAAAAGCAATTAGTCCTATTATTGATGAAATTATTGCAGAGAAGATACAAGAGAAGGTTCAAGCATTTACAATTACAGAGGGAAAAGGATTTGACTATACTCTTAACAATACAGAGATAGAGTGGAAGAATAGTCTATCAGAGAGTAACTCATGGACAGGTAATGGTTACAGGAAAACCAACTGGCACTTCCTATGTAAGTTTATACCCAATGAAGATGGTAAAATCGAAAAGTATTTTGCTTGCGTAGTTCCATACGATATGTTAGAATCTAATTGGAGTGAAACTGGCAACAGTAATTTCAGTTCATTGACGATACAAAATATTGATATGCACAGAGTTGTACAAATCGCAGGTCATTTTAAATCTGCAAAAAAATATCTAAAACCAAATTACGTCACAGTATGATTCAATTTTTATTATTCAATGCAGGTTTTTTAAACCTCATGTTCTATGTTTTTGCAATAGGATTTGTAATTTCATTAATATTAGAACAATTTGTCAAAAGAACTGACAACCAACGAAACATTTATATTGTAGAAAGCAATAGAAAGTATTGTTGGAGACAAGCATGGATTACTAATCTATGTTGGTTTTTATGTAATGTTGGTTTGTATATTGTGTCAAGGAATATGCAACCTACCTATGGAGTGGATACATTTTGGAACGGAATATAATCCATTTAAAAGATTGTATAGAAGGAATGAAAGAACTTGATGATGGTTCAATAGATGCTATCATCACTTCTCCACCATACAACCTTAATATTAAATATGGTCTTTATGCTGATAATAAACCTAAACATGATTATCTTGATTGGTTAAAGACAGTATTTAAAGAAGGCAAACGTATCTTAAAAGATCAAGGACATCTATTTGTCAATATGGGTTATTCAAATGTTGACCCCTATGTTGGCATGGA